CGCATGGAGGTCTTTTAGGTTAGATACAGTTGAAGGTTGGGAGGTACTATAATGAATGAATTCCTATGGGTCGAAAAGTATAGACCAAAGAAAGTAGAGGAATGTGTTCTCTCAACAGATCTAAGAAAGATCTTTCTCAATGTTGTTAACAAAGGCGAACTGCAAAACATGATGTTTACTGGTACTGCAGGTACTGGTAAGACCACAGTTGCAAGAGCTCTTTGTAATGAATTAGATTTAGACTATATCGTAATCAATGGTTCAGAAGAATCAGGTATCGATACTCTTAGAAACAAAATCAAACAATTCGCTTCGTCGGTTTCCTTATCAGGCGGCTACAAAGTCGTCATCTTAGACGAAGCGGATTACCTTAATCCACAATCCACTCAACCAGCTTTGCGTGGATTCATCGAAGAGTTTAGCAATAATTGTAGGTTCATACTTACATGCAACTTTAAGAATCGTATTATAGAACCATTACATTCAAGATGTAGTGTTATTGAATTTACTATGCCAAAGAAAGAAAGAGATGCTTTGGCCGGTTTGTTCATGCAAAGAGTACAACAAATCTTACAAGTTGAAAGCATTAATTCAGATCCAGCTGTTCTTGCTGAACTGATTATTAAATACTTTCCAGACTTTCGTAGAACATTAAATGAGTTACAAAGATATTCAAACTTCGGTAAAATCGATAGTGGCATATTAGTTAACTCAACAGATATTAGTCTAGATACTCTGATGTCTTCTCTTAAACTTAAGGACTTTAAGAAGATGAGACATTGGGTTGCAGATAATATCGACACTGAACCCGCATCAATGTTTCGTAAAGTATACGATAACATGAACGAGTTCGTAGAGCCGCAGTCAATACCACAACTTGTATTGATTTTGGCTGATTATCAATATAAGAATAGCTTCGTAGCAGATCATGAACTTAATATGGTTGCTTGTCTAACTGAAGTTATGGCAGGAGTAAAATTCAAATGAAAAAATTCAACATAAATCCATTGACTGGCGAACCAATCGAAATGGAAGAATCTAAATGGGACGTAGTAACAGTTCATTACGAAGGCTTTATAACTGAAAAGTATAGAGCAGTAAAGTATAATGATGATAATGTTATCGTTGCAGAAAGAAGTTTTAATACAAAAGAAATGGCAGAAGCTTATATCGCACAACAATCATGAACCCATTCGAATACTTAAAAGCAATCAACGAAACTAAGAAAGACATTATGGTAGATGATATTGCTGAAAAAGAATACAACGCATTTCTTATTAATCGTGGACTCTCATTCTTTAAGGATACTATCCTATATGCGAATGAAATGAACATCCACCATCACCTAGATAATCGCGTTCAGTTTGATTTTTTTATAAATATAATTAGGAAGAAAAAGAGATGGTCCAAGTGGATTAAAGCAGATGACGTTGCTAATCTCGAACTCATCAAAGAATATTATGGATATAGTAATGAGAAAGCTAAATCTGCATTAACATTAATGAGTAATGAACAAATTGAACAATTGAAAATGAGGATTTATAAAGGTGGAAAACGATAACATTCAAATAACTGATTGGACTCCTGGCTCTATGCTAGAAGTTACTCTCAACGAACCAGACGACTTTTTAAAGATAAGAGAAACTCTTACTCGAATAGGAGTCGCATCAAGAAAAGACCAGAAGCTATATCAGTCTTGCCATATATTACATAAGCAAGGTAGATACTTCATAACACATTTTAAAGAGCTCTTTCTTTTAGACGGAAAACCTTCTAGTCTATTAGAAAATGACATACATCGTAGAAATACGATTGCAACACTACTTGCAGATTGGGGACTTGTAACTATGGTCAATCCTGATCTTGCAAAAGAGATTGCTCCTTTAAGACAAATTAAGGTGATTCCCTTCAAGGAAAAATCTCAATGGGAGCTCTGTCCAAAATATAATATAGGAAACACTCAAAAGGATTAGATGACAGGAAAAGAACAAACTAAAACACTTAAAAGATTAAACTTAATACCAAGAAACAGAATGATAGAAGAGCAAATAACATTACTTAAATATATGTACATATTTGTCTCAGGAATTATTCTAGGTATATTTACACAAATTTTATAAACTAGCTATCAAGCTATTATAAATATAATTGAAGAATGCGGTATTGGACCGGTTCTCAACAACCTTGCTATTATATAGGAGGAACTAAAAATGGTAAGAAATACTTTGAACGTACCACGTTCACTATTCGTTGGATTTGACACATTATTTGAAGACCTGGAAAGGATTCATCAAAGTGCTAGATCTGGAAATGATAACTATCCACCACATAACGTTGTGAAAATCGATGATGAAAAATTTCTCATCGAGCTAGCAGTTGCTGGATTTAAGGAAAGCGATATTAATATCGAACTTAAAGACGGTATACTGAAAGTCAAAGGAGAGGTGGAACCAGCTGAACGTGAATACGCATATAAAGGTATATCGTCCCGCAAATTTGAGAAGTCCTTCCGACTCTCTGAATTTGTTGTAATAGACGGTGCTGATCTGAAGGATGGAATACTAGTGGTGTATGCCAGAGTAGAACTCCCAGAAGAGAAGCGTCCTAGGAAGATCAAATTAGGGTCTGCTGGGGCATCAAAGAAGAAAGAATATCTCGTTGAATAGAGATAAACTGGCGAGCAGCGAAACTCAGTAGATATGTATAAAACACATTTACTGGAGAACAACATGAAACATATAATTCACATAGCTGAAAAGTATGATGACGTTGCCGAGGCCTTAAGAACAACTGCAGTTGCTATAGTAACAACTGGACTAATTTTAGGATTAGCACCAGCTTTAATGATAGCACAAGCGGCCAGTTTTTAAGACATTGACAATCATGCGGGGCTAAGAAATTAGCCCCAACCTTTTTGAAATAAATTGAAATAATCGTTTACAAACGACTTAAACTATGGTATAATATATACATGCTACAATACTACACAAACGTTTCTCGATATGGGAATCAAATTCTCCTAAGAGGATATGACCACGGTCGAAGAATCGAAAAGAAAATCAAATACGAACCAATTCTTTTTACATCAACTAATCTTAAGACTTCTTGGAAAGCTCTTGATGGTTCTCCTGTTGGTGTAGCAAATGCTGGTAAAAGATTCGAGTCAATGCGTACTGCGAATGAATATGTTACAGCAAACAAAGGAGTATCAGGTAAAACAATCTATGGAAATACAAAGTATATTCCTGCGTTTATCAATGACTACTACCCAGGCGATATAGAATTCAATCGTAACAAAATCAACGTAACCACCATCGATATCGAAGTACAATCTGATGATGGATTCCCTGAACCAGAAAAAGCAGATCACAAAGTAACTGCAATCTGTATGAAGAGTAATATTGGAGAAACATATTACGTTTGGGGACTTGGTGATTACGATTCAGATAAATCTTACATGAAAGACCACATGGTTGTATATCGTAAGTTTGATCGTGAAGATGATTTACTTATTAATTTTATTACGCACTGGTCATCTCAACAATATTGTCCAGATGTCGTAACAGGTTGGAACAGTCGATTCTTCGATATTCCATACCTTGTCAATCGTATTAATCGTATGCTTGGCGAAAGCTATGTCAAAAGACTTAGTCCTTGGGGATTAGTTGACAGACAAGAAATAACAAAGATGGGTAGAACACAAACTGCTTATGAGCTTAAAGGTATATCACAACTTGATTACTTAGACTTATTTAAGAAGTTTGGCTACTCTTATGGTCCACAAGAATCGTATAAACTCGATCATATTGCACATGTTGTTCTTGGAGAAAAGAAACTTTCATACGAAGAATACTCTAATCTACATACTCTTTACAAATACAATCATCAAAAGTTTATTGATTACAATATCAAAGACGTTGAGCTTGTCGATCGTATCGAAGATAAACTTGGATTGATTACTCTCTGTATGACAATGGCATATAAAGGTGGAGTCAATTACAATGATACCTTTGGTACTACTCTTATATGGGATACGATTATCTATCGTAAACTCTTTCAAAACAACATTGTTGTACCATTCATCGAAGATAAAGTCAAATCAGATTATCCAGGTGGATTCGTAAAAGATCCGCATGTAGGAATACACGATAATGTAGTATCATTCGATCTTAACTCGCTTTATCCTTCTATTATTATGCAATATAATATGTCGCCTGAAACAATTTCAAGTGGAGAGATTACTCAATTCGATATTGAAAACGTACTTGCAAAAGGAGCAAGACCAGATAAACGTGGTAAAGCTCTTGCAGCAAATGGTCAATACTTTGAAACTAATCGACCAGGCATTGTTCCATTCATTATCGATGAGATGTATAAAGAACGTGTAGAAATCAAACAAGAAATGATTAATGCTCAAAAAGAATTACAAAAGGTCGATAAAGAAGATAAGCAAGAAATGTATCGTATAGAACGTAATATTGCAATTGCAGAAAACAGACAAATGTCGATTAAGATTCTTCTTAACTCTCTTTATGGCGCAATGGGTAATCGTTACTTTAGATTCTTTGACCAAAGAATTGCTGAAGCTATTACACTTACAGGACAGTTAACTATTCGTTGGGCTGAATACGCTCTTAACTCTTATCTTAACAAAGCTTTAAAAAACACAACATGGAAAGACTATATTGTTGCAATCGATACTGATTCGCTTTATGTATCTCTTGACGATGTAGTAACAAAACTTAATCCTAAGAGTCCAATTGACTTTATGGATAAACTCAGTCAAGAAGCTCTTGAACCAGCTCTTGAATCTGCATATGCAGATCTTTATGACATGCTTGGTGGTGTAGATAATCGTATGGTCATGAAACGTGAAGCAATCGCTGATCGTGCTCTTTGGACTGCAAAGAAACGTTATATAATGAATGTACATGACAACGAAGGAGTAAGATACGCTGAACCAAAACTCAAAATCATGGGTATTGAAGCTATCAAATCTTCTACACCAGCTCCATGTCGTCAAGCGCTTAAAGATATCTTTCACGTTATCATGAAAGAAGACGAAAAGTCAGTACAAGACGCGATTGAGCAATTTAAAAATCATTTCAAAACTCTTGACCCTGACCAAATCGCGTTTCCACGTGGAGTAACTCAAGTCAAGAAGTGGCAGGATAGAAACAACCTCTATAAAAAAGGTACACCTATTCATGTTCGTGGTTCTATACTCTATAACAAGCTTGTAGAAGATATGTCACTTAAAAAGAAATACGAACAAATCAAAGCAGGCGAAAAGATTAAATTCTTGTATCTTCGTCAGCCTAATTCAATTCATGAAAATGTTATCTCATTCTCAGACTACTTACCAGAAGAGTTTGGCTTAAGAAAATATATCGATCATGAACTACAATTTCAAAAGACCTTCCTAGATCCGATTCAACCGATCTTGGATGCTGTCGGTTGGACATCAGAAGAAGTAGCCAGCTTAGAGGACTTCTTTGGCTAAAATAAATAAAATAAACCTTTACATTATACCTAAACTATGGTATAATAGATATACAAATGGAGAAAAATATGAAACTAATTAGACTATCCTCAGGAGAGGAAGTAGTTGGAACAGTCGTAGAAAATGGCGATTCAATTACTATTAAAGATGGCTATTCACTTATACCTGCAGGCGAAGGCAAGATTGGCTTTATGCCTTTCATGGCTTACACTAAAGCAAGTGAAGGAATAGAAATCAAAAACGAATTCGTTATGTTTATTGTAGAACCTGTTGAGCAATTGCAAGAGCAGGTAAGAGCAATGTCAAGCGATATTATAACACCAACTAAACAAGGAATCATTACTAATGTCTAAGAACTGGGTAAAAGATATAGAAGACATGCATTATAAGTATGGCGTAAAAAACTGGATGCATGAAAATCGCGACAATCCTGAAAAGCTACGTAGTTACTTAGAATTCAGAATCAAATTTGTAAGAGAAGAACTTATGGAAACTGAAGCTGCACTTACACACAACGACTCAGAAGAAATCGTTGATGGTCTTATTGACTTATGTGTTGTAGCAATTGGAACACTTGATGCATTTGGTATCGACGCTCATAAAGCATGGGATGAAGTACTTAAGGCAAATCTATCTAAAGAAGTTGGTGTAAAAGAGTCAAGGCCTAATCCACTTGGATTACCAGACTTAATTAAACCAGAAGGTTGGGAGGCTCCTTCTCACGAAGGAAATCATGGTAAGCTTAACGATATTCGATAATATATACGATAACAAAACTAATAAGCGTATGGACTATACAAGTTTCGACGAGTTCGAAACTATTCTCTATAAGCTATCTGAGTCTACTAAGTATCCAACAAAGAAAGATGCTCCTCTTTTGAGTCCAGCAATCTATCAACCAAATACCACTCGAGCCAATGACAATGTTACTGGTTGGGGTGGCTTTGGTATTCTTGATATCGATGACTATGAAGGCGATATGAAAGATATTGAATCTAAGTATGATAAGTATCGTTATGTATGTTATTCAACAGCTTCATCTACAATCGAAAATCCAAAGTTTCGATTAGTCTTTCCATTAACTACAAGC